ATATAATTCAAAAACACAAACCATTTTATGAAAAAAATTTCCCCAGAAAATTTTTACCACATATACTTGAAAGATAGATGTGTATATAACAACTTAACAGAGAGTGACTTTGAGACAAGATATAATGAGATGAGAGCAATGGTTGGTCTAATGAAGACTGATTATGAGGAGGATGACCTATCCTATGAGGTAGTGGAAACCCTAGTAACTGAAGAAGAGTCTTCATATTGACAGAGACTATATAAACTGCTAAACTGAAGTGTAGTGAATTATCAATCATGGCAAAAGGATTTACTGTAAAGGCATCAGCGCCCCCAAAGAAGAAGAAGGGTCCTGAGTGGGATTATGATGCCATTAAGGCAAGGATGAAAGGAAAGACTATTGTATTTTGTCTGCCTGGACGTGGAGTATCATATACATTCTTGAAGAACTTTGTACAACTGTGCTTTGACATGGTACAGAATGGAATGAGTATCCAGATCAGTCAGGATTACTCTTCTATGGTGAACTTTGCAAGGTGTAAGTGTTTGGGTGCTAATGTATTGCGTGGACCTGATCAGGTGCCATGGGATGGTAAACTTCACTATGACTATCAGTTGTGGATTGATAGTGACATTGTGTTTAATACTGAGAAGTTCTGGCAACTGTGTGATCTGTCACTGAGTGAGGATGGTACACAGAAAGAGATCACTGCAGGATGGTATTCTACTGAAGATGGTAAGACTACATCTGTAGCACACTGGTTGGATGAGAACGACTTCAGAAACAATGGTGGAGTCATGAACCATGAGATGGTTGATAGCATTCAGAATCGTAAGAAACCATTTACTGTTGATTACACAGGATTTGGATGGGTGATGATTCAGAAAGGAGTGTTTGAAGACTTTGATGAGGATGGTAAGAAGAAGATGCCATATCCATGGTTTGCACCTAAGATGCAAGTCTTTGAATCTGGTGCAGTACAAGATATGTGTGGAGAGGATGTCTCATTCTGTCTAGATGCTATTGACGCAGGATATGAGATTTGGTGTGATCCACGTATTCGTGTGGGTCATGAGAAGACAAGAGTTATTTGAGGTAAATTATGGCAAAAGTAAAGAAGTCACTGTTGGGTACAGCATTCATTGAATCCATTCCCAAAAAAACTAGACAGGGTTCAGGGCAGCACACAAAGTATGCTGCAACCAGCAGTAATAAAGCAAAGAAGCGTTATAGAGGTCAAGGACGCTAATAACAAAGGGGACTCACAGTAGTCCCTTTTTTCATGTATAATTATAATCAGCGGAAAATCTCGGTTCTCTATGTCTTGTCTAATTACCAACCTCCCCTCTGTAGAGGTATGGGTGAGGAAAGAATACCTTACAGATCATACTTCTGGATGGGGTGAATTTGAAAAAGGTGTATGGGTTAGTGCTAAGTCCATTCCAGGGCGTGCATTTTATTTTGAAACCTATCTACCTGAATATGGTGCAATGTACGATAAACTACCCATTAGTGCTTTCTTGGCAGAACCCAAGACACCTGATCCTGATATGAACTTACAGAATCTACAGTTCTGGAATTGTATGGATTATGGGGTAGTTGCAGTTCAGAAACAATTTATTGGGTCCATGAGTTATGAGGTCTACACCAGGGATCATGGCACCATGGAAGGTACATATGTATGCACACTGGATAACTATCACCAGGATCCTGATGTGGTTGATTATGCCACCTCAGAGAACCCTGCAGAACATAAGTCCCATAACCTAATTGAATTGGTTAATGGTCAGTATGCACTGTATCCTAACAATAGAACTCGTATCTATGATAACAGTTTGACACCAGAAAAACCCAAAACACCTGACTTCAAGGTATCTACTGAATATTATCAAGTAGAGAATGGTTATGATAGGGATGGATTGGGTGATCAGGAAGCATATTTCTGGAAGACCTCTAAGGATAGACAGAATGAAATTAATGATCTTTTAGATCCTCTTTAAAATTCTAAATAACCCCTATAAATAAAGACATATCCTAGTGTCTAGATTATGCCTGTTCAAAGGGTAAGTAAACCATTTAAAGATATAAGTGCGACGTTTCAAACAAATCCTTTGAACAGTGACCTGATTGCGTTAAAAAATGAGAATGCAATCTCCAGATCAATTCGTAATTTAATTCTGACAGTACCAGGTGATAAACCATTTCAACCTGATTTAGGTTCTGAGGTATATGAATCATTATTTGAAACATTAGATCAAATCACTGCATCATCCATTCAGCAGCAAATTGAAAATACAATTATTAAGTATGAACCTAGGGTAGACTTGAAGGATGTATTTGTTAAAGCAAACATCCCTAATAATGCATTTGATGTTTTAATTAACTATGAAATCATTGGTATTGAAGCATCCAGACAACAAATAAATTTCGCATTAGAGCTCACTAGGTAAATGCCTTTAGTAAATTTCAGCAATCTAGATTTTAATCAGATCAAAACATCCTTAAGGGATTACCTTCGTGCGAATTCAAACTTTACTGATTATGATTATGAAGGTTCTAACTTATCAACCATCATTGATCTGTTAGCATATAACACATATATCAATTCATATAATGCTAATATGGTGACCAATGAGGTCTTCATTGATAGTGCTACATTAAGAGAGAATGTTGTATCACTAGCAAAGAACATTGGTTATACACCAAGACCAAGACGTGCAGCAAAAGCACTGGTATCATTTGCAGTTGATGTCAGTGGCACAACAACTGTTGCTGTTACATTGAAGAAAGGTATTGTTGCTACCACAGCATCTACCTTTGGTGGTCAGAACTTTACTTTCTCAATACCTGAAGACATCACAGTAGGTGTTGGTGATGATGGATTAGCACTGTTTGATTCTATCACAGTGTATGAAGGTGTTTATATTCAACAACAGTTCTCTGTAAATGCCAGAACACCAAATCAAAAATATATCCTTACAAACAGTGGTATTGATACTAATCTGATTAGAGTTAATGTCAAAGACTCATCAAGTTCAAGCATTACAAGGAAGTTTACACAATCCAAAGGGTTGTTTGATGTAAAGAGTGATTCACCTGTATTTTACTTACAGGAAGTGGAAAATGAAAGATATGAAATCTTATTTGGTGATGGAGTCTTTGGGTTACCAGTCCAGGAACCAAATATAGTACAGGTTGGATATATTGTATCAAATGGTGAGAATGGAAATAACTTATCAAGACTATCCTATGCTGGACAGTTAGTTAATAACAATGGTGGTTCAATTACTACCAACATTACATCAATGGTTGTTGACCAGCAAAGTTATGGTGGTGCAGAGATTGAAACTATAGATTCTATTAAGAAGTATGGACCACAGATTTATGCATCTCAGAATCGTGCTGTTACAGCAGTAGATTATGAAGCAATGATTCCAAAGATCTATCCAGAAGCAGAATCAGTTTCTGCCTTTGGTGGTGAGGAATTAACACCTCCTAAGTATGGAAGAGTTTTGGTTGCTGTAAAACCAATCAATGGTGTATATCTTTCAAGCACTGTAAAGACTGATATTCAACGTCAACTGAAGAAGTATTCAGTTGCTGGTATTGTACCAGAGATTGTTGACTTGAAGTATCTGTATGTTGAGACTAATTCTTATGTTTATTATAATGAGAACAAAGCACCAAGTGCCACAACTGTAACTGGTGTTTGTAGAAACAACATCAATGAATATGCAGATTCATCAGAACTGAATCAGTTTGGTGCTAGGTTTAAGTATAGTAAGTATCAGAATGTTTTAGATAATAGTCATGTATCTGTTACATCTAACATTACAACTGTTAATATGCGCAGAGACCTGCAAGTTTTATTAAATTCATTTGCAGAGTATGAGATTTGTTTTGGCAATAGATTCCACATTAAGAACCATGGTCATGGAACACATGGTGGTGAAATTGGTTTCAATATCAAATCATCTGGTTTTAAGGTAACAGGTATCTCTGATACATTATATCTTGGTGATAGTCCAAATCAAGATTTGAAGACTGGTACAGTCTTTATGTTTAAATTGAATTCTGAAACAGAATATGTAATTGTAAAACAGAATGTTGGTACAATTGATTATGTAAAGGGTGAGATTATGCTCTCACCAATTAATATCATTTCTACCGTAGTAAATAGAGGTGAGTCACTCATTGAAATCTCTGCTACTCCTTACTCAAATGATGTAATTGGTAAGCAAGACCTTTATCTTCAACTTGACACTTCAAATGTGTTTATTAATGCTGTAACAGATGAAATTGCATCTGGTGATGATATTTCAGGAAGCAACTACATTGTTACTTCTTCTTATTCAAATGGAAAACTTGTAAGAGGAAAAGAGATCTTAGCATCTTCTCCTACAGTCAGAACCACTACTGCAGCAGAAACAACCACAACAGATCAACCAGTAGTTCAGTCAACTCAAACAGTTACTGTAACAACTGGAATGGATGGTTCCACAACCTCAACAACAAATACATATTCTTACTAAGAAATGGCGGTAGATAGAGTACAAATTCAGGATGTAATATCATCCCAGATTCCTTCCTATGTAAAGGATGATTTTCCTTTACTTGTAGATTTCTTAGAAGAATATTATATTTCACAAGAGACACAAGGTGGTACTCTTGACCTGGTTGAAAATCTTGACAAGTATGTACAAGTTGATCAACTTGCTACTTTAAAGACAGAAGGAACACTTGCTAGTGATATTGATCAATATACTACGTCAATTACTCTGTCTGTTGACACTAACTTTACATATGGGTTTCCTGAAAATAATGGTTTGATTCAAATTGGCAATGAAATCATTAAGTATAGTAGTAAGACTGAAACCTCTTTTGAGGGGTGTACAAGGGGTTTCAGTGGGGTTACGCAGTATGCTAATACCTTAGTACAAGATAAGCAAACATTTACTACATCTGTAGCAGCATCACATAAAGCAGGTGATACAGTAAAGAATCTGAGTGTTCTCTTCTTACAAGAATTTTTAACAAAACTGAAAACTCAAATCACACCTGGATTTGAAAGTAGACCTCTTGCAACCAATCTAAATCAGAAGAACTTCCTGGTTGGTGCTGATAGTTTCTACAAGTCAAAAGGAACTGATGAATCATTCAAGATTCTGTTCAAAGCAGTTTATGGTGTTGATGTAGATATCATTAAACCAAATGAGCAACTTCTTAGACCATCTGATGCAAACTATGTTTTAAGTCAAGATTATGTTGTTGAGAAATATCTTGGTGATCCATTAGATCTTAAAAATAGAACCATCTATCAAAATTCAACATCTGCAAGAGGAACAGTAACAAAGGTTGAGAAACTCAATGTTGATGGTGACTTTTATCAAATTTCAATTGATACTGGATATCAACGTGATATTGATGTTGATGGAACAATCTATGGTAAATTTGAACCTAATTCAAAAACAAAACTGCTTAATTCTGTAAGTATTGGTTCAACAATCATTGATGTTGATTCAACCATTGATTTTCCTTCCTCAGGATCTTTGGCGCTTATTGATGATTTGGGTGATACTATTTTCTTAAGTTACACAGATAAAAACCTTACACAATTCACTGGTGTTACAACCACCACCACTGGATTTACAAAGGGTATTGATGTAAGAGAGAATGATTATTCTTATGCAAATGTTGATGGTAATCAACTTAGAGTAAGAATCCTCTCCACATTGAAAAACATTGAATATAATGAGGAAAACTTTGGTTTCAGTAAAGGTGATAGAATTAGTCTGAAGACTATTGGAATCGAAGACAAAACTTTTAAATCTGATTGGTTCTACAATGTAAAATCAAAATTAGATGTAAAAAACATCACACTTACTAATCCAAGTAGCAACATCTATCAAATTGAGTTTTTTGAAACCCACAATTATGTTGTTGGATACAATGTTGAAGTAATTGATAAAAATTTAAATGCAACACATGTTGGAGAGATAACATCAATTGATTCAAATAAAACTTTAGTTGTGAAGTTGGCAGGTGCTATCCCTTCAACTACTTTATCTAATACATTTGTTGTAGAAAATCAGACATTAAAAGGTAACTCATCTAAATTACCTATCACCAAGTTCAATGCAAATGTTCTGAATTCATATTATAAGAATGGTTCAAATTATTTGATTGCATCCAATAGTATTCCAAACTATGAAGATGAAATTAGATGTGATGATAAAGTATTCACATTCACTGGTAAAGCAAATGCTGACACTCTGACCATCTCATCAAGCTTAGACCATGGTCTTTATAGTGGTGACTCAGTATATTATAGTGCAAATACTATCGTAACTACAACAACTAGTGATGGCATATCATTTACAGATACAACTATAAGTAAGTTTACCAATGTAGATGAGGGTGTTTACTTTGTGTTGAGAGTTGATGCATTTAGTATCAAAATTGCAAAGAGTAAAGCAGACTTAGCAAATGGTAAATTTGTTGTTCCTGAAGGAACTGTCACTGATAACAAGTTTACATATTTTCCATTTTATGAAAAACCTCTTGCTCCTCAAAAGATTTATAGAGAGATTGATGAACCTATCCAAGAAGCAGGTGTATTCACAACAAAACCTGGAACGACAGGTGTGCTTGTTAATGGTGTAGAAGTTGAAAACTATAAATCATCTGATGT